TTTACAATTGCAGGTAGTGTTGTTGTATATTACACACTTTCTGGGGTAACTCAAAAGATTGCTTTATTTTCTACCATAGGGGCTTGTGTAATCCACTATGTACATCAAATATTTAAAAACGATATTGATTGATTTACCTTTAATGGCTGTTGTTGTATACTGGTAATCGGCACCAATGGGTGCCAGGAGGGTGATCCATGTCTAGTTTGTTAAGTGAGCAGAATAAGAAGATGTTAGCGTCTTATGCGCGGTCCTGTGTTTCAGCAGGTCTTGCAGTATACATGACGGGAAACACAAACCCAAAGGATATTGCAGCAGCAGCACTTGCCGCTGTCGTACCTGTTATCTTGCGTTGGTTGAATCCAAACGATCCAGCCTTTGGTCGCAGTAAGTAATATTTAGTAAGGAGTCTACATGAATAAAAAAGTTGAATGGGACATCATTGTTCCGGTTAAATTACCAATTAGTTTAAAAAATGTAGAACCTGGCAAACTCCACCCATCGCTACTCCGTGATATCCCGCAGGGAGGTAAGTTACATTACCTTGCTGCTGATGCATGGAATGCGATGGTGGATGCTGCTAAAAAAGATGGTATTGAATTAAAACCGACTAGTGCGGGAGATACTTATAGAAGTTATGATTCTCAAAAAGCTGGTTTTTTGCAAAGATATCAACTAGAACCAATCGCTGGTCAGAGCACAAAAACATTTGAAGGCAAAACTTGGTATCTTAAAAAAGGCATGGCTATGCTTGCCACGCCGGGTAAGAGTCAACATAATTTAGGGTTGGCTGTAGATATTCATACGGCTTCAGACCCAAAGCGTCTGAAATGGCTTATTGCTAATGTTTTGAAATTTGGATTTTCATGGGAAGTGGTTCCGAGCGAACCATGGCATATTCGCTATACAGAGGGTGATGCAGTTCCTCAAGCTGTTAAAGATTGGCTTGTTCTTAATCCAAAACCAGCAGGTATGTTTGGCACACCAGCAGAACAAAAAGCTGCAGCTGAAGTTAAACAAGAAGTTATTAAAGAAACAGCACCAAGCGCTGACTCAGTTGACCCAGCTTCGTTGCCGATAATATCCAATCCGAACAAAGGAATTGCTGTTAAGAAATTACAAAAATTATTAACTCAAAAGGGATTTCCGGCTGGTGCTGACGGTGATTTTGGTAAAGTAACTGAGGGTATGGTTAAGAAGTTTCAGGAAAAAAATAAACTTCCAGTTACTGGAGTTGTTGATAAAGATACATGGGCGGCTTTGCTCTCTTAAGTAATTTGATATAAAATTACATAGGAGAAAATATGGCTGCAGAACGAAATATTGAAATTTATCAAGGCGACACATATGTTCACCAATTGTCTTTGAAAAATAGCTCAAATGCTGTTATCAATATTTCAACAAGGTCTTACGCTGGTCAAATTAGAAAGAAAAGGTCTTCTGATGTAATTACAGCAACATTCGTTACTGAAATAACAGACGGTGCAAATGGGGTTGTTGTATTTAGTCTTGCGGCGAATACTACTTCCAACATAGCTTCTGGTACTTATGTTTATGATTTTCAGGAAACTAATGGGGCTACTGTTACAACTCTTTTAACAGGTAATGTTGCTGTAACAGCCGAGGTGACAAGGTAATGGCTGATTTAACCACGGTTCAAGTTTATGCAAATAACATTTCTAATGTTTCTCAAGTAGTTAGCACTACTGTTTTAAGTCAAAGTAGTGGTACAATTAATTTAGCAAGTTTAAGTTTAAGTAATACAGCCCCAGCGGATGTCGCAAGAACTGCTAGTGCTGGGTCAAGCAATGTGGCGGCTAGAGCCGACCATGTTCATAGTGCAGCAAATCTGCTTATGGATGGAGGAAATTATTAATGGCAAATACATTAAGGATTAAAAGAAGGTCATCGGCTGGAGCAGCTGGCGCACCAACAAGTTTAGAGAATGCAGAATTAGCTTTTAACGAAGCCGATAATATTCTTTATTATGGAACAGGAACTGGTGGTGCTGGAGGATCAGCAACTTCTATTATTGCCATTGCTGGTTACGGTGCTTACCTTACTCTTGGAACAACTCAAACCGTTACAGGGGATAAAACATTTTCTGGAGTTGTTTCTGTTGCGACACCATCGGCTAACGCACACGCGGCAACTAAACTTTATGTTGATAATGCAATTAGCAATGTAGCAACATCATTTACAGCAGCTGGCGATAGCGGCACAGTTACTATTTCCAGTGGTACTGATACTCTCACAATTGCTGGCGGTACGGGACTGACATCATCTGCTGGTGCTACAGATACTGTTACAATTAATCTTGATAATACAGCAGTCACTGCTGCATCATATGGATCAGCAAGCTCTGTTGGAACATTTACGGTTGACGCACAAGGTCGTTTAACGGCTGCTTCAAATACATCTATTTCAATCACCTCATCACAAATTAGTGATAGAGCAACAACCCTCGTAACTGGTTTGACAGGAACAGCAAATGAAATTGCAGTATCAAACTCTGGTGTTGGGGCAGTAACACTTAGTCTCCCAGCTAATGTTACCATTTCAAACAATCTTACTGTAACCGGTGATTTGACCGTACAAGGTAATACAACAACTCTTAACACAGCAACTTTGGTCGTTGAAGATAAAAATATTGTTTTAGCAAATGTTGCAACTCCAACAGACACAACAGCAGATGGTGCTGGTTTTACTATTAAAGGCGCAAGTGATAAAACTCTTAACTGGGTTGATGCAACTGACGCATGGACTTCATCAGAACATTTCAATTTGCTTAGCGGGAAAGTATTTAAAATAAACGGCACAACTGTATTAAGCGGAACAAACTTGGACAATGTTACTGTAGACGGTGGTACTTTTTAATTAAGAGGAAATATGTCAAATGTTATTAAAATAAAAAATTCAGGAACAGTGGCAAATGTTCCGGCATCATTAGAGCATGGTGAAATTGCTATTAATTACGCTGATCAACTTTTGTTTTACAAGGATTCTAGCAACGCTATTGTTTCTTTTGATATCAGTACTGGGGTGGGTGTATCTGATTTAGATGCCCAAGTTAGCGATCTTGAAGTAACTTTGGCTATGCAAACCTTCTAAGGCCTAGAAAGCGTTTTCTGTTATAATTAATATATCATGGATGATGTAAAAATTAACACAAGCAAAACGCTTACTTTAACATTACCAAGCGATCCTACATCAAATATTGTTTCAACAAGTCTTTACCACGAATTTGGCTCTTTGGTTAGCGGTCCAACAAATGCTACAAGGACATCTGCTGGTGTTTATACAATTACATATGGTCAACAAGCTTCTGGTATTTATGTCCTTAATTCAGCCGGTAGGCATAGAGTTGATTTTACTTACACTATAAGTGGCACATCATACACTCAATCACAGTATATAAATGTCTATACACCATATTGTGATATTAATTTATTTTTTGAAGAATATCCTGAATTGGAAAATGATTTTTATGATAAATTTGATTCTTATGAAAAAAAAGTTCGTAATATAATTAATACATTTTGTGGACAATCTTTTGAATTTTATCCAAATAAATATTTTATTTTAAATGGCAATAATAAAAGCACCTTGCCTCTCCCTTTACCAATAGTCAATCTTATTTCAGTAACAATGAATGTTGGTGATGATGATGAAACTTTATTGCATGATTCAACAAACTCTTCGGTTAATAATATTGAAAAATCAAGAGAGCCATTTAACTTTCAGTCCGGTAATTGGATTCAATTTAGAAATTCTTTTTTAGATAGTGTTCAATCAATAATTGTTAGTAATAGATTTAATTCATCAGATGATTATAAGGTTCAAGGTGATTTTGGTTGGCAATTTGTTCCCAATAATATTGAACAGGCAGCAAGTTTACTTTTAGCCGACATGATGACTGGGGACTCTGAATATAGAAGACATGGGATGAAGAGTGTGGATATGGACATTATTAAGTATGAGACAAAGGATTCATTTTATGAATCAACTGGTAATATTGATGCCGACATTTTACTTATGGACTACACAATTTTTATTATGGATTATGTGGTTTAATTATGTCCTATGGTACATATTTTCGTTTTACTCATAACGGTGTTGTTTTCACTAAAAGCATTACGACTAATGCTGCTGGGCAAAAATACCCAACTTTTACTAATGCTGGAATAATTCATTTTCAATTTCAAACACCTACTCTTTCTTCAACTGGAGGAGAGAAAAGAATTGCTCCGTATAACGAAAACATATCTTACTATGAAGCAATTGTACCTTTGAAATATGATCAATATATGATTTTTGCAAACAGAATCGGTGAAGTGAAAGATAGGTATGGTAATGCTATTAATTCTGACACTTATGAAATTATAGGCATACAGCCTAAATTTGGTTTTTCTGGTAAAAAACATCACACATTGATCATGCTAAAAAGAGTGGTGGAACCGCAATGATAGAGATTCGCATAACTGATAATTTACAAAATGTAATTGATAGGCTAAATAAGATAAATCTTGACCAACAAACCGCAATGGCTGAGGCAGCCGAGGCAACTGCACTAAAATTGCAGGAAGTAAACCCCGAATACGCTGTAGTAAACGTGGAAACCGATGGAGACACTTTTGTAATAACAGCAAATCATATTGGCTACACTGACGAAATTAATGAAGATGCTAAAGATTTTTTTAAACAGGCGTTTAGGGAATCTCTTAATAGATTGATTGGGGGAAGCAATGGGAATTAGTGTTTATGATGTTAATGCAAGACTAATTAGTGATGCAACATTAATTTCTTTAGCTGGGAAAACTATGAGTTTTTTCCCGGTAGTGGCTACCAATAACGAGCCTGCACCTTTTGTTACATATTTATATCAGCCGCGGGTTCCTGATGTTGAGCAATACTGGGTTAGGTGTGATTATATAAGATATTCTATTTTTGACACAGATGCTTCTCGGCTTTTTGCTCTAGCTGAAAGAATAATTAATTTATTATCTATAGGAGATCAGGTTGCCCAAAGCGGAGGAATATCCCCATCCCAAGTCAGGCCTTTGTCTTCCTATATGGTTGGTTCAAGTTTGGCAGCCCCAATAGAAAAAGAAGGCTGGTACAGAATGAACCTTGATTTTAAAATAAAGAACGTTGATTATTAATGTGGTATAATCTATATTGCGCTTAGGCGCTTAAAGGATTGTGTTATAATAAAATATGGTATACACTACAATTACATACATTGGAAAAGAACCTGGCTTCGTGGTTAAGATCTCGGGCAAGGTATACGATTTTGAATGGATGAAGGGTTTAGGTATCGGTAAGCGTGAAAACGAAATCGGTATTGAAGATTCAAAGAAGATCGCGCAATGGCGCGATAAAAAAGGTCGGAAGATATTCCGATTAGATTAAATCAGGAGGATTTAAAATGGCAGTAACAGTAGCAAACATTGTCGTTGGTGAAGCAACAATTCAACTTGGCACTAACGCAAACGCAACTAGCATCGCAACTATGAACAACTTTGCAGATGTCGGTGCAACATCAAACGGTGTTGAAATTTCGTGGGAACCAGATATCGTTGATATTGAGGTAGATCAATTTGGCGATGCAGCTAAGTTGATTCAATCAAAAGTTAAGGTTATGTTGAAGACAACCCTTGCAGAAGGAACTTTGACTAACTTGACAACAGCTTGGAACTATGACGATGGTGACATCGCAACCGCTCAAGATGGAGCAAACACCAAGACTTTCAATTTTGGAACACAATCAGTGTACCCAAATGAGAAGGGTGTTGTTGTAACTGGTGCAGCACCAGGTTCAAGTGCTGTAGCGATCAAGACTCGTAAATTCTACGCAAAACGTGCTGTTTCAATGGAATCATCAATGATTTCAATGAAGCGTGCAGAGGCAACGATGTTTACGGTAGGTTTCCGCATTCTTCCAACCATTGCAGACAGTGGTTATGAGTACGGCAAGATCGTTGACCAAGACTAATATTTAAATAAAATCAAATATAGTTTGTAAAGCTTGAAGTCCCGACACAATATGTGATAAACTTATTGTGAAGGGGCTTTTTGCTTCCTTCCCAAACAAAAGGAACAGGTGATTAAGTTGAGTGATAAGAATAAAGATATTACTGCAGGAACAGCTATTGTATTTGCTGATGGAGTAACTCGCACTATTAAGCCATTGACGATTAGACATCTTCGTGGGTTTATGAAAGCAGTTAAAAACTTGAAAGGTGAAGATAATCTTTCGGATGAAGATATTGACATCATGGTTGAAGCAGCAGGAATCGCATTGGCAGCAGTTGACCCTGAGTTGTCAAAAGATAAAAACAGACTTGAAGATGTTTTAGATTTGAGATCATTCGGTGAGCTTATGGCAGCCGCAATGGGTTCAGACCCTTCCTTCTAAGCGAGGATGGTTCTTCCCCAAGTGAGCCCTTGCCTTGGCAAGATATACCACTCCTCAAGTACGAATCAGAAATTTTTATAAAATCAGGTGCATGGGTTAATTTTGAAGAATTAGAATCTTCGTTAACTTTAAACGAATTATTTTTATTATATCGCGCTTGCGCCAATGAAACATCTACTGCACTAAAAGTTGCAGCAGCAGCTCAAGGTGGAGAAGTTGACTTTGATGATGACTGGTATGATCCTGCACCTGTTGAAGCCAAGAAGCCAGTAACGGCAATGGAGATGAAATCTAAAGGTATTTCTGGTTTTGGTATGGGCTTGGCAACTGATGAAGATAAGCGACAAGCTTTTCCGGAACTATATGCCGATAAGCAATAAAACATTGCTTAATTCAACCTCTTGTGCGATAATTAATAGTACAAACTATGTCTGATGTTCCTGGTAACAGCTCTAACGATGTCCAGATTACTACTGGAATTGATAACAACCTCGCCCAAGGGGTGGCACAACTAACCCCTGCATTAAATAGCCTTTCGGCTCAACTAGCAAAGCTGTCTCAATCAGCAACAAGAAATATAGATCTATCTTCTACTTTAAATAGAAGCATGGGGTTAAATGTCTCCAGTGCTGGTAAATTTAAAGCAGAATTAAGTAAATTAATAAACACCCAGGAGCTATCAAATAAAGTAATGCGTCAGGCTAAAACTGACGCTGATCAATTAGCCGCTTCGTATTCAAGATTATCAGCTGCATCTTCTGGATTTGCTAATCCGGCTGCAGCTCGTTTTGGTTTGCAACAAACAACTTCCCATCTGTCAGCAATGACTTCAAATGTCAAATCTCTTGATAGGGCTCTTCGTGATGTTAGGATTGAACATTTTGCAACACGAATGCAACAATCTGGTGCTCGTTCACAATTGGCTGCTTATAACTTTTCAAGAAATTTTACTTTCCCGATTATTGCTGGTTTTAGAACAGCATTTTTTAATTTTGCAAGATTAGAAACTGAAACTGTACGTTTGACAAAGCTGTTAGGAAACAACTTTGCTTCTGCAGACAGCAGCCTTTCAGGAATGTCGGAATCTTTAAAGAAAAATCGTGCTTATGTTGCTGAGATAGGTATTGAGTTAGACAAAATTACTGCAAAGTGGGGTATATCAAGAGTTCTCGTTCAGTCTCTTGCTGGTGATTTTGCAGAATTAGGTATCGTTTCTAAGTCAGGTTTATCTAATCTTGTTATGTTTACTGCTGAAGTTGAAAAACTTGGCAACCTTGATATTGGTGATTCTTCTGAGTTTGTTAAAACAATGTATCAAACTATTTTGAGAATAAGAAGAGATCTTAAAAAGAGTGTTGATATGTCCAACGAGGCTGTGTCTGAAGAAATTTTAGGTCAGCTGAGAGGGCAGATAGCAATGTTTAACTTAATTGAAAACCAAACTACTTTGTCTTTGAAAAACATAGCTCAGGCTTTTCCTGAAATAACTGCAGCAGCTACAAGTTTTGGTTTGTCAATGACTGAGGCTGCAGCAATGCTTGTTCCAATGGTTGCTGCTGGTTTTCAAGTCGGTGCTTCTGCTAACTCGGTAAAAGTTTCTTTGCAAAGAATGGTTGCCATGACCAAACAAAATACAGAAATAGTTGCTGGATTAAATAAAGAATTGGGTCCAGGATTCCAGCTTTCAGCTGGTGTTGGTATGAAAGCAATTCAACAACTTGTTGACGGTTTTAATTTGTTGAAAGACAAAAAAGGTGAGCAAGGTGTTTTGGAATTGTTTAGCCGCTTGTTTGGTGTTCGTCAGGGCCCAAGAATGGAAACTTCACTTCGTCAACTTGCCCAATTCCAAGATGCAATAGTTTCAACATCTAAAGCAGGTATAACTAGTGTTAAAGAATTGGAAGCTCTAAGTCAAGGAGTAAAAGTAGATACTACTTCTTGGGAAAATTTAATAACTTCTACTTTGGAAACAAGTGTTAATACCGAATTAATTAATGCTGGTTTAAGAAATCAACAAGTTTCGTTGAAGAACATCGCTTCACTTTCAGAACTAACTCGTCTTGCTTCCTTAAGAGGAACTGAGGCTGAAATTAAAAGAGCTAACGCTATACAAAAAGGTCAAATTGCCGCTCAAGAACTTCTTGAAATTGAAAGCGGCAGAAAGGGTGGGCCATCTGGTAGAGACTTCCTTTCAAGAACCTCAAGTGAAGTTGCAAAGGTTCTGTTGGCTCAAGCTTTTGACACAAAAAAACTTGCCGAAGCTCAACTAGAATTTGAGTTGGAAGTTGCTGGCAAGACATCGGAAGTGACATATAGAAGAGCTAAAGAGTCACTCATGGGAATGGGTCGGACAATTGTTCCAATAATAAGTAGCATTTTAGAAGGTCTGCTTCCAGCTTTGCAAAAATTGCAATTGTGGTTGTCTAAGAATTCTGAAAAATTTGGTAAATTCTTTGCTATTGGGGCTTT